AATTAGGCCGTATTAATAAAACGCGTTGGTATTTTTTAGAGCGTCATACATTTATGGCGCAATTACATAATGAAATTAAAAGACATATTAATAGATGTAAAATTAAAGGGTTTAAACCCGCGTTTAGAATTAATGGAATGAGTGATTTAAAGATTGAGAATATGGGATTAATTGAAACATACCCAACCGCTCAATGGTATGATTACACAAAAAACCCTATAAGAATGAAAAAATTTATAGCGGGTAAGTTTCCGCCCAATTATCATTTAACGTTTTCATTAGGGTCAAGCAATAAATCGGACGCTAAAGAAATTTTAAAATTGGGGGGCAACGTGGCCGTCGTATTTAGAAATAAAAAACTACCTAAAAAATTCATGGGTCATAAAGTCTTTAATGCTGATAAAACTGACTTAAGATTTAAAGACCCAAAAAACATAATCGCGGGCTTGTATGCTAAAGGCAAAGCGCGTTATGATAATACGGGATTTGTGCAAGATGTTTAAGTATTGCATAAATAGAGGTCGATTTGTGAGCGTGTACGCCTCTATAAAGAGTGACGCCAAGACGGGCGCGAGCGAGCGCAAGCGCCCGTTTAAATTAACAAGCGAGCGAGCGAGCGAGCAGAAGGGATAGAAGAATGAAAATAGAAGTAAAACAAAAACATATAGACCTAGCACCCAAGCTATTTAGTAAAGGTGTGAATGCTAAAGAGTGTTGTCCAATCTCATGCGCAATACAAGAGAAGTTTCCAGACAAGCTTGTATCAGTCGGTTGGATAGGTAGTCCAGACTATGCAAGTAAAATGTTTCATGAATGTTTTTATATTTCAGTGACAGACCCAGAAGATGACTATGAAGAGATTATTTATAGTGATGATAAAATATATGATTTAGAAAAATGTTCAAAGTTTGCTGAACAATATGATAATGGGGACAAAGTTAAACCATTTGAATTTGAAATAAAATAAAGGAGAAATAATGACACAACGAGATGAAGGACACAATTATAGAGATAGTAAGAATAAGGCTATAGAGTACGAGCGCAAGCAGAAGTATGAGGCAATAATTGATATGGTTATAAGGTGGTTAGATTCAAATATAGATGAGTGGGAAGATGAAAAGTTTGAATTTAGTAGTAAAGAAGAAATAAGATTAATTGTAGAAAAAAATTATCTTGCACAAGATAGTAGAGATTTAAAAGAAAAAATAGAACTAGCATTAGACCCAAGCACAACCAAAAGAGAAATAGAGGACGGGGACTTATGATAAATCAAGAAAGACACAACACAATATTATATCTACATAGTATCTGGTTGAGAGAAAACGGATATAAAAATTGGAAAGGGTGCGAGCGAGCAAGCAAAGAAATAAAAAGGGGGTCAGTATCTGTACCAATTGCAAAGCAAGGTAGTTCGTAAGCCACCCCCAAGAGTTATTATTAATCTGACTTGATTTATACGGTAATTTACGTTAAAAGTCAAGTTTATGGGATTACCAAAAAACTTAACAGAACGACAACAAAAATTCGCAGAATTGCTAGTATATAACGAGGGGCGCAAGAGTCCGAGCGAGTGTGCTTATGAGGCAGGGTATAAAACTAGACCTAGACAGACAGCAAGCGAGTTGCGAAACCCTAAAATTGCACCATTGGTTGTGCAATACATAGGTGAGTTGCGAGCAGAGATACAAGAAAAATACGGAATAAATTTTGAAAAACACATTGGGGAACTAGCAAAGCTACGAGAAGATGCGCGAGCTAAAGGGGCCTGGAGTGCTGCAATCAATGCAGAAATAGCTAGAGGTAAAGCGGGTGGTTTGTATGTGGACCAAAAATTAGTACTGTCAGGTAATTTAGATAATATGTCAGAAAAAGAATTAGAATCTAAAATGAAACAAATTTTAGATGATCACAAAACTTTAATTAATATTACCCCAGAAGAAGAACCAACAGAATCAGAAGAAGAAATAATCCTTGAAAAGAATTCAAGTAATAGTTAATCCATTTAACTGAAAATTTAGGTAAGTTTATTATTTTTTTTATTATTTCCATAATTTACTCCTTGTGAGTTTGGCCCCTTTCGAGGTGGAAGTTGATCCCATTTTACATTAGGCATATTTTTTGTAAGTGTAGGATTGAAAATTCTATTAAAGTTTTCTTTATACAAATCATTAGTAGGTCTTGATCTACCGTCATAATTAAATTTTTTATTTTTCATTTATTTTTTCCATACGTATTATACACCCTTTTGGGAATACATTTCTATCAGAAAACAACTCATCATTCTCTTCATAACTTGCAAACGTTCTAACATTTTTTCTATCTTTATTTAAAAGATATGCGTGAGTTACCATTACAGATGGCATAAACCCTAATGCTGTATGTAGATCTGCATGTCCGGAATCTCCAGTGATATCCAACCAAGTAATTTTGTAAAAATAATATCTTTTCTTTTTTATTGTAACAGATTTGTATTTTGATTTTTTAAGTTTTCTCATATCAATCCTTATACTATAGGGGAATTTTTAGGCAAATTTGTTTTTACAAAAACCAAAAAATCCCTCGCGTGCCGAGTACATGAAAATAAACAGCCAATACCAATGCTTATTTAACACCTATGCAGTTACTACATATACTAACCATACTTTTACTACTGTGCCAGAGCATAATCGTCTACTATTCAACAATACTGTCAAGTGTGCCATGCTGTGCCACCAAAAAACGACCCTTTGGCACACCTATTATCCAATAATACCAACAATAATAAGTCAAATTTGGACTTTGTGCCACTGTGCCACCAATAAAAAGTGATCACTGAAAAAAAAAATTACCCTAGAATTCCCCTTATATACGGCACAGTTTAGAATAGTTCTAAACTTTGTATCTTTTAGTGCCATTTATTACTATTTTTTTGATACCCTTACCTTGTAAGTCTATTGTTGCATAGGGTTTCCAGGCTTTTTTAATTAAATTTAATTCTAATATAAAATTAGACCACTGTTTTGGTGTTATATCTTTACTTTGTATTATTACTTTTTTCATAATTTTGTGGGGTTTTCACTCTCGCGTCCACCCCATGTTCCAGGGAACAATTTAACTCTGTTTAAATGTTCTTGATTTAAATAATTCATTTTTATCTGCCTTTATTACAAGTCTAGCAGGATTAGAATCACCAATAATATTACTTTCTTGTATTTCAATACGTCTAACATCCTCTAAATGTCCAGTCATGGTCTCAATATAGACAGGACAATCAGATATCATGGTGCCTTTTTGTCCATTGGTGAATTGATCTAATATTTGTTGTAAGTCTCGAAGTCTCATTTGTTTAATCTATCTTCCTTTCTTTTTTCCGGATACATTTCGCTATGTCTTCTTGCCACATTTTTGACAAGTTTATACCACTTTTCCTTCCACATCTTTTTCATCTCACCTTCAGTTTTATTATATGCAATTGCAATACTATCCAACTGTTTTATGTCTTTGTTTATAGTACTCATCTACCCTCCTTAAAAAATTGTGTTTATATTTTTGAAACTCCTTTCCTTCAATAACGAATTCCTGGTAGTAATTATCTTTGCTACACATCATAATCACACCTTTAGTTATCTCTGTTTTGTGAATAAAATTGTGAGCCATTGCATAGGCCGCTAATTGAAGACAGTAATCCCCGATCCACTCTCGGCGCTTCGGTTTGTTCGTTTGTTTAAAATCTATTATAGCGTCCGTACCCTTGTGCACCCCAACGAGATCAGTTTGGCCCGCATACAGCCCAGGATAGTACAAAGTACATTCTGTGCCGTAGTACAAGGGTACATTGCATAGACCCTGCTCTATGACCCTTACAGCCATGTTATGAGCCTGTTTTCCAACGTTGGTCTCATCCAAATAACCTTTTTCCAATATATACATCTCAAGTATCTTGTGCATTGCCGTGCCCCTAGCCGCAGACTCATCCACGATCCGCGCAGCATTAGCCTCTCCCATCTTCTCACGCCACTTTTTTAATCCTTCCTTCTTCTCGGCCGGTTCAGTTGCGGATAATATAGTTGTAACACTTGGTAATTTTTCTTTGTCATCAATATTATAATGACGCTTACCCTCTATCGCTTCGCGTACCGTTTTTGGGTATATAAATTTATTATTTCTTATCATCAATGTTTTAATCCAAACCGACCTTCTTTTAAGTCTTTTAAAAATTTATCTAAAGCGTGCCATATAACAATACCATCTTCAATAGTATGATTGTTTTCTTTTAAACATTTTTTTATACAGTTATCTAATTTACGATCACCGGTTCTTAAATAACTCCAATCTCTATGTCCATATTTTTCTATACAATATTCGTCTATTACATCATTTACATTTTTCATATATTCCTTAAGTCATTGATATTATTAAGTTTATTCAACTTCTCTTGTTTTATTTCATAGAGTGGAGCGTTTGTTTTAAAAGAAACTCCATCATCTCTTGTTCGAGTATCTCCCTTATCATAAAAGTCAGCGGTCTCTAAAAAATTTTTCTTATCTAACCAACCACAAAGCTGTACCTTTTTTGTATTACGATTTATATTTATGAATAACAAAATATCAGAAGGTATTTCTTTTTGATAACCAACAAAGTTATGAACCCAATCATCTCTCATATCATGTTTACGGAGCATAGATTTTACATCTATCTTTTTACCATTCACTAAAATATCAGTATCAATTCTACCTTCATTATAATTTGGTGGGTCCATTTCTAATAATCGATAAGTAGTCAACTCACCAATTAAACCTGTGTATTGTTTTTCATAGTTGCCGTTAAAACCAGAACTACGATTACCAAAGTTTTTATATTTTAAAACTTCAACAGCTTTTTGTCTGTCATCATTATTTATTTCTATATTAATCATTATATAACTCCTTTTAAAAGTATTTCTTTTCCACCTCTTCCTGCTATTGTTGCAACCACCATTGGTGCATCATCCAATCCATCCATAGAGTCTATATAAACTTCTAATGGACCTGCATCAGTCTGCATTGTTACAAAGCAACACCCTTTCCCCCTTATGTCAAAGTGTATGCCTTTAGCATAACGATCTTCGAATTTATTTTTTCTACGTATTGCCATGTGTTCTTTGTCTCTTCTTGGTCTTTTCATTATTTATCCTTTCTTTAATTTTTAATCCACATTTTGTAGTGTTCAAAATTTACTACATTATCTGTTACAACATTTTCAGGTATACTAGTGTAGTGTTCAATCACTTGTGTAATTTTACCTAGCTTTGTATGGGCATAAGGAAATAATAAACAACACACCTTAAACGCATCGCGAAACACACACCTCCATTTATATTGTTTAAGATAAGGAGTACCATCTACTCTTTTACCTTTTACTTTTTTAGGTCTTAAAGTACCAACTCCTAAAACTTCGTGCAACCAAATCAAAACACTACGATCAGTCATAGTAACTTCCATAGAAATTCTCATAGAGTTAGACATTCTATACCCTGGTTTTTTATGATTTTTCTTTTTCTCAACACCACGTTTTATATTAATACTTCCCTCACCATCAAAGAGTCCTGCTATATAAGCAATATCAACGTCTTGCATCAATACAATTATTATCGTTAATTAATTGTTCGTGAATTTCTGCATCAATTTCACCTTGTGACTTACAAGTAGGACATTGATGGACTTCTGTATAAGACGAACTATTTATTCTTAAATAACCATTACCTTTACAATGGTCACAAATTATTTTAGTCTTTTGTTTTTCCATTTTTATATCCTAATTTCTTTGCTGCACGACTAGCCAGTGCTTCAATTGTTTTACTAATTGTAAGTTGTGCATCTAAAAACTTACCATCTGCTAAATAGTTTAGCTTCTTGTAAGTATCTATTGGCACAGATACTGATTTAAACTTATTTGGATCTGCCATTTTTTATATACTCCTTTTTTATTTTAAACCATTTTGGTTGTGTTTTTCTTTCTTTTAAAACGTGTTCCATTAAGGATAAAGCTTCTTCTTGTATTTCTTTATTAGTTTTATTTGCTCCAACTCCGCCAGTAGAGTATTCAAAATTAATTTTTACTTCGTAATTAAAATTTCTCATATTTCCTTTCTTTGATTAGTATTAATATATGGGAATCTATACCAATAAAACAATGCTTGTCAAACAATTTATTTTAATATAAAAAGAAAGTCTCTTCTCACACCTTTTGTTTGTTCGTCCCTTTCTTGGGACGGGCAGACAATTTAGAATGATTCTTAAGTAGCTATTTTATCTTCGTCTTTTGTAGGTGCACAGACAAATTTAGGATACAACTGTAGGGTGTTTATTTGTTCTTCGGTAAAATTACCTTCCGCGATCAGTATTTCATATGCCTCTACTAATCCTGCACGCATACATTCATAATGATTATCGAATGATTTGGGGTAGTTTTTGTTTGTGTAGCAATCTCCGTTCACAACAGAACAGATAAAAACAGTTAATAAAAATTTCATCTAACGTCCTTGGCCCTTGTACTTCTTCCAGGATCTACGTTTAGATTTATTCATTTTACATTTACTTGGATTGCGTCCAATTGAAGTTTTGTGAAATGTAGATTCGTGCTCCGTATGTTCTTTCCACTTTTTAGCCATCTTCGTCTAGCCATTCTTTAACAAAAGGTTTAGCATTTTTAGGAGAAGTTATTACCGGTAGATAAGTTATCTTACCATTAACATGCTGTTCTAAATCTGTACCGCAACTCATACATCTAAAAAAAATTACATCAATATTAACTAACATAGTAAACTGATCACATGTTGGACATTTACCATTAACAACTTCTGCTTGAAATTTTAAATTATTTTTTTTATTTTTCATTGTTTTGGTTCTACAATTTTTTTGATCGCTTTACTACCATCAATATTTTCTTCTAATTCAGCCTCTACTTTACCGCATTTATATTCAATATTTTCATTCGTTCCACGTTCCGCGACACGTTTTCCTTTTAAACAATCTGACATGGCTGGCTGTATACGATGCTCTCTTAATTCACCGGCTACAAACATACATAAAGCTATAACAGTTTCTATCATATAATTTTACCTTTGTTGGGACCTTGCTTTAGTACATATTTTTGTGTACCATTCTTGCCGGTTTCTACTTCTTTTTTTAAATCTTTATGTAATCGTTGTCGGGTGATTGTTCTTTTCATCTCCGAGATATAATCAAATAATTTTCTAGTGACTCGTTCCATTTGCTCTTACTTTATCTTTTAAATTTTCTACATCATTTAATGCTTTTTCTAATTGTGCTTTTAAGAATTCTATATTAACCTTATTAGTCATGTTTTGTTCTTGAGTTATCTCTAACTTCTCCGTTGTTTTATATAAATCTTCTATTAACATGTATTGTTCCTGGTCCGTGGGTAATTGCTCACTCTTCTTGAGTAAGTCTGCCTGGAACAGTTCACGTGATGTCTCTAAACTTGTTAGTCTAGATGTGACCTCTGTATATGCAAAGACACCCATGGCCACACCAGCAACGATTGCTAGCATATTTTTCATAGGCATACTTATTGATGTATTTTCACTTATTTTCATTTTCTATCCTCATTAGTTGTTCATATATTGCAGAAGTTAAGCCAGGAGGAGCAGTTATAAAATCATGTTCACTCTTTACACACCCTGCTGTTAAAATAAATATAATTAAATACCTCACAATGGTGCTACAATTACTGTTAATGCAATAAAAGCTATGACTAACGCACCTGTAAAATAATAGTTCATACTGGCACACTC